AAAGACACGTATCGTTGTCACCGATGAGGCGGTTATCGTTGCCGTAGATGGTCAAGATGGTCCGATGATTGTTTTTCGTGAACGGTACACCGAACATCACAAATCAGATAGTAGGACCGAGGACTCATACATAGTCACCGAAACAGGCAAGATGCTTGCCTACAAGAAGGACGAGAACTGCGGTTGTGGTTCACGTTTGCGCTCGTGGAATCCGTATCGCCACGTGTATTCAAGTCAGGATCCAACCGAATGAAAGGAATAACCTATGGAAATCGCGTTTGGTAACTTCGTTATACTAGCGCTTGCAGTCTACCGTGCTAGCCGTCTTATCATCGAGGACACAGTCCTTGACAAGTTCCGTAAGAAGGTCTGGAAGAAGTTTAAGCCAGCCGACGGAGGTATTGGGTATCTACTCACCTGTTATTGGTGTGTGTCATTTTGGATCTCATCACTAGTTATACTTGCCTATATTATAGTACCTATACCAACGACTGCCGTATGCGCTGTTTTTGCGCTATCAGCAGCCGCAGGAGTTATAACCGCATGGTTGGAAAAGTAATGTCCAACTATTCCGTTAATCAGGACAAGGAGTAGCAGGTGGCAGTATTTAGTCGCGAACCCGATAAGAATCGTGCGGGGCGTCGTAGATCAGCAGCAGCTGTCCGTCGTGCTATTAACTCTCCTTCTCTGTCTCTTAGCTCTATTGCAAACGTTCCAGGTTTTGCTACACCAGTCCCATACTCATATCCTCGTGGCCTTACTGCTGCCGCAGCGCAGATTCGTCTAAACGATAAGGGCGAGGCCGAGCAATTTCGTTCACGTCGTCTTGCAGGAGCAAACTCCTGGCAGACTGAGGCGTGGGAATACTATGACGCCATCGGTGAAATTAAATACGCATTTAGTCTTGTTGGATCTGTAATATCTCGTATTCGTCTTTATGCCGCGGTGATTGATAATCCTGCCGAGCCACCATTTCCAGTTCGCAACAGTGACCTATTAGATAAGCGTCTTGCCTCTGCCGCAGAGCGCGCAATTGTTCGTCTTGACTCCGCATACGGCGGACAGGCTGGACTTCTTCGTGATGCAGCGTTAAACCTAGCAGTTTCCGGTGAGTGTTACCTAGTCCAAATTCCAGAGCGCCGTGGACAAGGACTTCCAGAGACTTGGGATATTCGTTCAGTTGATGAAGTTCAGGTTGACCAAAAGGGTGCATACACAATTATTCCTCGTCGTGAGGCTTCAACACTTACTGGACAAAAAAATGCTGGTCAACTTATTTTGCCAAAGAACGCTTTCGTTGGTCGTATCTGGAGAGCGCACCCACGATATTCCGACGAGGCTGATTCAAGCCTACGCGGTTTGTTAGATCTTTGTGCAGAGCTACTTCTCCTCAACAGAACGTTCCGTGCTACTGCACGCTCACGCCTAAACGCTGGTGCGTTGTACTTACCTGACGGTCTTTCTGTTGCTGGTTCACCAGACCCAGATTATCCATATGATGATGATGACGCAACTAATCAAGACTTTAGTCCTGAGGAAGCAGCGGACGAGTTTGAAGATCAGTTGATGGATGCGATGACGACTCCGATTCGTGACGAGGACTCTGCGTCTGCAGTTGTTCCTCTTATCATTCGCGGTCCTGCTGAGCTTGGTGACAAGATTAAGCAATTCAAGTTTGAACGTTCATTTGACCCTGCACTTGCGCAACGTGCAGATCGCGTTCTTGAAAGAATCCTACAAGGTCTAGATGTACCAAAGGATATTGTTACAGGCCTTGCAAACGTAAAATACTCAAACGCTCTTCAAATTGATGAGTCTCTATACAAAGCACATATCGAACCGTTAATGCTTCTCATTGCAGACGCAATTACAGTTGTTTATCTGCGTCCTTACCTGATTGCAAATGGGTTCGACCCAGCTCAGGTAGAACGCATCTGCGTATGGTATGACCCATCACAGGTAGCTACGCGCAATGACCGCGCGGCTGACGCAGATGCTGGATTTGACAGGGGAGTAATTTCCGGAGATGCGTGGCGTAGATCGCACGGATTCACAGAGCAGGATGCACCAACGCCAACAGAAGTTGCACTACGTCTTCTTAAGGAGAAGGGCGCAATCACGCCAGAGCTTACAGAGGCAATGCTTGGAGCCGTTGCTCCTGACGTAATGAAGGCAACACGTCTTGCATCACAGGCACAATCACTTGCACCAATTCCGCCAGAGGTTGAACGACTTCTTAAGGGACCACAGTCTACAGAACCAGTAGCTGACGAGGCTGCACCAGAAACTCCAGAGACGCCAACAGAGACAACAGAGCCAACACCGACAACAGAGGTTTAACAATGTCAATTGAGCCAGTTGATCTTTTAGACTCTTACGAGCCAGTAACCGCTGCGGGCGAAGGTCCGTGCTGGGATGGTTACAAACAAGTTGGAATGAAGAAGGGTAAGAACGGAAACATGGTTCCTAACTGTGTTCCTAAAGACTCGTCTGATTCAACAGAAACAGAGTTTGCAAATCCTCGTGCTCCTAAAAAAGATCGCATCTACGGCTCAAAGAAAAATAAAAAAGGATCTGCGTCTGGCGGAAAGAAAATCGTGTTTAGCGCTCGAACAGAGGCAACGCTTCGTGAGAAGGTTAAGAAGCATAATGAAAAAGCGCCTGAAGGGCGTAAGGCAACACTTGGAATGTTAAAGGCGGTGTATCGCCGCGGCGCAGGTGCATTCTCAAGCTCGCACCGTGCAGGCATGACAAGAGATGGCTGGGCGTTTGCTCGCGTAAATGCATTTCTACGTCTATTAAAAAGTGGACGTCCCGCAAATCCAAACTACAAACAGGACAATGATCTTTTACCAGCAAAGCATCCACGTTCAAGTAAAGGTGATGCTTCTGTGATTGCATCACTATACGCAAATCAAGAACTATATATTTCACTTAAGGACGAAGAAGAGTATCACTCACCAGAGCATGCAATCTTAGCTATGGCAGAACTTTCTGGAGAAGGATACGAAATTATCCCTGCCTTACGAGCAGCTTGGCTTCGTGGCGTTCGTGAGAACGAGTCGCCGTTTGACCGTGCAGCAGTTCTAGCGTCTGCTTTATATGATTCTAAAGACGCCGATCTTTTACCAACTAAGGAGTCACCTCAAAGTGTATGAGCTAATTAACGATATTCTTACACGGAGAGAGAACACCGTAGTTGTAAAACCAAAGTTCCGTGGAGCAAAAAAGACACTTCGCCAATCTGTACTTGAATTAGCTGCCACTGAAAATAAAAAGGTAACTGCTGAGCGTCGTGTTTCTACTCAGTCAGTTTTAGCCGTTGCTGAGCGCTCACTAAGTAAGACAGCTCATCTTGACGACAAAACTCGTAAGTTTATCGCGTATAAGGAAGTTTCATCTTTTATTAGCCTAGCGCAAACTGGAGAACTTCCATCAGGCTCAAAAATATCCTGCTTTGACCTTCTACCAGTAGGTCACCCTAACTCTACGTCACGTAATGCAATGACCGCGTCTGCACTACGTCACGCTCGTTCTCGCTGGATTGCAGCTGATCCACGTATCGATGATGAGGCAAGAGAGATCGTTGCGGCAGCGTATTTTTATGATAAGGATTCTGTAGAGTACGCACATGCAATTACCTCATTGCAGGTTCTTATCGCTGGTGGTGTTCCTCGTGAGGTTTATTTAACAGCACTCACCGCTGCATTTAGTTTTGGTGACGGTAACTCTTCAGCTGCTCGCCGTCTGCGCGCAAATCTACAGTGGCGTGACCGTTTAGGCCGCTGGATTGAAATGGGTCGCGGTATTGGTTTTAAGATTAACATCGGCGGGAACAACGTTCCGATCAATGGAAAGTTTGTTGGCGTTGATGGTAATCGCGGACTTGTTCAGGTTAAGGGTGATCCAAATCTCCCAGATGGTATCTATCCTGTTGAATCAAGTAACGCTCAGGAATACAAGGCGCTTCTACCAGACAGCGTAGCTGGAAAACTTAAGGGTAAGCTTTCTTCTATTCTTGAAAAAAGAGCGCAGATCTTCTCTAAGGAAGACATGATTAAGATGCGTATGGACGCACCTGCCGGTTGGAAAAAGAATGAGGACGGATCATTTGGTTCTGACGACGATTACATCGTAGAAGAGTCTGACGGAAAACTCGCGCTGTTCCGTAAGGACAAGAACGGTGACAAGGGCACACAGGTTGGTGAGCCAGTTGATGACTGGGCACAGATCCAAGATCTTGCAAACGCTGATGAAGAAGATTACGACAAGTTTA